GCCCGGTCGGGAACAGAATCCCATCATTGCAGGCCGCCGAGACTTTTCTGCTTGGCCCTGTGGACAAAGAGACAAGCAAGCGCAGTGGTGGTTACGCACAAACTACCCTTGCCGGACAGGGTCTTGAGGCTCGCATCCGTCAGGGTAAACGCTCCAAAACTGAAGGCGGTGGCACGTTCTTCTTTGTAGAGTCACGCAAGAAACCAGCAGAGGTTGTTCCTACCGTTGCTCCAGAAGTCATTGCTGCTGCGCCAGCCGCACCAGTCGAAACGCCAGCCGCCACTACAGCCAAGCCAACAAAACCAAAGAAAGGCAAGGCCGCCGCTCCTGCTGCCACAGTGCCAGCCGAAGTAGTTCCACCTGTCACAGCCCCAGTTGTCGCAGCAGTTCAGCCAACACAAGGAGAAACAGATGCCGCTCAAACAAGGCAAGTCACAGAAGGTGGTCAGCCAAAACGTGAAGACGTTGGTGGGGGACTTCCAGAAGTCAGGGAAGATCGGGTCGTCACGGCCCAAGAACAAACAGGCGGCGGTGAAACAGGCGGTGGCAATCAGCCTATCGAAGGCGGGGCGCAGCCGCAAGAAGTAACACCAGCAAAGCCAGCAGTTGACCCTGCACTACAAGCTCGTGTTAAGGAGCGCATTAACAAGGCGTATGAAGAAAGCGGCCTTGACTTAGAAGATGTGGTCAAGCTGAACAAGATGGTCGATGACGGCGACTTGGCCGGAGCAGTCTCCCAGATGAAGAAGACTGCCGAAGACAATCTCGGTGCTGGTGCTGGCGCTAAGTTCAGCATGGGTAGAGAGCAACAGACCACCACCACTGGAAGGGACTTTAGTTATGCCAAGCTCAAAACAGTTGACGATCTCAACAGCGAAGTCAGAGCCTACCTCAACAGACAAGGAAGCACAGGAACCTTCTCAGCGAAAAGAGTTCCTCTGGGCGATATTGTTGGAAAGGTTCCCGGCATCTCTGCCGTCCAACGAGTTGCCGCTCTGTTCGGAAAAAAGCCTATCTATTTTGCAGTGGAGGAGGGAAGTGTCAATGACTTCGACGGGGCAGTCCTCTCGGGGTCGGACACCATCTTCATCAACATAAACAGTAGCCGTCCACACATTCGCATATTCGGCCATGAGCTTGTGCATTCGCTCCGTGCATCCAATAACGCCACCTACAGAAGGTTGGTTAACTCGCTGACTCCATTGTTAGATCAGGCGGGAATGCTGGACTATGCAATGGTCATGGGCAAAGAGGGCGTGAAAGACCCTGCGTTGATTTTGGAAGAAGCCATTGGAGATATTGTTGGCGACAGATTTGGTGAGTCCGCTTTCTGGCAGATGCTTGCTGACGACAACCCAACCATGTTCGAGCAGGTTGCTCGCATTGTCATGGACTTCATTGACAACGTCATTGCAAAGTTGCGCGGAGACCAGAGCCTTGGCTCAAAGAATCTGGTGACAGATTTGAATGCTGTGCGTCGTGCAGTTGCTGATGTTCTTGGAAACATCCAACCAGCAGCGCAAGAAGCGGCGGCCCAGCCAGAGGCAGGCATCCAGTTCAGCACGAAGAAAGAAGGTACTGAGACCTTCTACTCTGCAATGGAGCGTGGCTTTGAATCTGTCAAGCAATCATCTATGCCTGCACAACAATGGAAGGCATGGCTCAACTCGAACAAGTCCAAGCTCGGCATCAGGAATGAAGAGATTAAATGGACGGGTATTGAGGATTGGCTTGATTTGCAAGAAGGCAAAGTCGAGAAGCAAGACATCCTAAACTGGATTGCTGGCAACAAGGTCAAACTCAACGACATCATTCTTAACGCCAAGAGTGGCCTGACAGATGACCAGATGTATGACTATGTTGCTGCTATGGGAGAAGACCCAGACAGCATGACAAGAGACGACATGGTCAATACCATTGTCGATCACTACGGATGGAGGCGCAGCCGAGTCGAGGGAACAAAACACCGTCAATACACTGAGCCGGGTGGCGATGACTCAACCTACACAGAAATTGTTCTTGTAGATCCAACTGCGATGCCATACAAGATCAATGACAAGATTCACTTTGGCGTTGAATCCAAAGGTCAGGCCATTGGCTGGATTCGATCTATTGTCCGCAAGGATGTAGATGGTAATGATGTTTTGTTCTTAGAGGAGATCCAAAGTCAGCGAGGTCAAGAAGGCCGTGATGCCGGATTTATTACCGAGGCAGAGGCAAAAGAGTATGAGGGCTTGTCGGCAAGAACACTCAAAGAACTGCTCCCTGCTGCCGATGCAGATCGCTATGCCGAGTTAAAGAAGAAGGCGGACATGGTTCCGTCTGCACCATTTGTAGAAGACACGAAGGCATGGACTGGCCTTCTGTTAAAAAGAGCGATTGCCTTTGCACAAACTCAAGGCATCAACAGAGTTGCTTGGACAACTGGAGAGCAGCAGGTAGAACGCTACAAGCTCTCGAAGAGTATTGATGAGCTTCTTATCACAAAGAATGAGAACGGCACATTCAATGTTCTTGCCAAGAAGAATAATTCAGAGGTAATCAACCAGTCTTCTCTCACAGAGAAGGAATTAACCAAGACTGTTGGCAAAGGCCTGTCTACAAAAGCGATGGACTCTGGCGAGGAGTTGCGCTTGGTTGGCGAGGAAATGGATATTGGTGGCGAGGGCGTAAGCTACTACTACGACACCACCGTCCCGTCCGTTGCCAAGACTATTGTCGGCAAGGATGCCGTCAGCGTAATGGATCTGGAAGATACCGGCGATCAGCTTGGCTTCGTCGTCCCAGAGAAGCTGCAAGAACAGGTTGCCAATGATGGTTTCCCTATGTTCAGCCGCAAGAGATACGAAGAGCAGTTCTCTGATGTCAGCCCTGACACCCGTGAACGTGCGCTGAAGAAGGGTTTCTACTCTCCTCCAACAATTAAGGAGAGGCTAGATCATCTTCGTCCAAACTTCGCCTTGCGTATTGTTCAGGGTACGTTTGACAAGTTCCGTTCTGTTAGAGACATCAGCCGGAAAGCCTACCTCATGCTTCGCATGTCGGCTGGTTCTCAGGATGGCGCTGTCTCCACCCTACTCCACTACGGCCAAGTTTTTAATGATGATGGCGCACTGAATGTGAAGAAGGGAACCCAAGGATTGCTGGAGATTCTTGATCCTGTAGGTGGTGAGGTTGATCGCTTCCTCCTTTGGATTGCAGCCAATCGTGCAGCAGCCTTGTCCAAGGATGAGCGTGAGCGTTTCTTCAGCCCTGAAGACATCAAGTCCTTGCGTGGCCTCAATATGGGTACGATGAAGAATGGCAAGTCTCGTCTTGCCGTCTATGCCGAGACCCTGAAGAACATGAATGAGTTGAACAGATCTGTCCTCGATGTCGCCAGAGACACCGGGCTGATCGACGCTGAAGGGTACAAACGCTTTGCAGCAGACATCTGGTACATCCCGTTCTACCGACAGATGGAAGATGACGGCAGCTTGTCAGCAGCACAGACTAGCTCTGGCGCTGTTGGTCAGTACCTGTCCAAGAAACTGAAGGGCAGCGAGCGCCCATTGAATGACCTGATGGAAAACGTCTTGATGAACTGGTCGCACATCCTGTCAGCATCGATGAAGAATCAGGCGGCAGTCGAGACATTGACCTCTGCCACACAGATGGGGGACGTAGTCACCAAGCTGGAGAGACAAGAGAAGGGCGCTGTCAAAGTTATGGAGAAGGGCGTAGAAACCTTCTACCGTATCGACGATGAATTCCTGCTGACCTCTCTGTCTGCTGTCGCACAGATGCCTAGCTACGGCTGGGGTATGGACATCATGCGCGGGTTCAAAACCACACTGACTCGTTTCATCTCTCTGTCCCCAACCTTCAAGATCAACAACTTGATCCGAGACTCAATCCAGTCTATCGGCCTATCCGAACTCAGTGCCAGCCCAATGGGTAACGTGTTGCAGGGATGGAGAGCCTACAAGAATGAGCGTGCGGAAGCTCTTGCTGGCGGCGGATTATTCGCTATGGGCAACGCCTTTGATGGAGATCAGTCTGCATCAGTTAAGCGTCTCCTTAAAACAGGAGTGAACAAGGCAGACATTCTGGATACCCCAGAAAAGGTGGCATCTTTCTTCGGCAAGATACAAGACAAGTACGACGAGATAAGCGATGCCTCTGAAAACGCCAACCGTCTTGCGCTGTATCAACAACTCCGCGCAAAGGGTGCGTCTCACCTTGAGGCATCCTATGCCGCTAGAGACTTGCAAGACTTCAGCTTGCAAGGAAGCTGGTCAGCTATTCGATATGCGGCTCAGGTTCTTCCTTACTTCAATGCTCGCTTACAAGGTATGTACAAGCTGGGAAGAGATGGCCTCGACCCGACCATGCAGGTTCTGACGGGCAATGCATCCGACACTGAAAGACAGAAGGCGGCCAAGTTCTCAGCCGTCACTGGTGCTGTCGTGACTGCGGCAATGATTTTGTATCTGTCACAGAAGGACGACGAGGACTGGAAGAAGCGCGAAGACTGGGATCGTGATGCCTTCTTCTGGTTCAAGATCCCCGGAACAGACAAGGCTGTACGCATTCCAAAGCCATTCGAGATGGGTGCGATAGCAACTCTGGTCGAGCGCATGACAGAACAGATGATTGACTCTCAGGTTGAGGGTAAGGTTTTTGGTAAACGCCTGCTGGCTGTATTGCACGACACCTTCGCCGTCAACCCAATCCCGCAGGCCATTCGTCCTCTCTACGACATTGCTCGCAACAAGGATGGCTTCACTGATCGGCCAATCGAATCTATGGGTATGGAGCGGATCTCTGTTGAGAACAGGGTTAGCCCCGGAACATCTGCTGCTGCCGTGGCAATCAGCACGGTCAACGGCATGTTTGCTGAGTTCGCATCGAAGGCTACAGGTGGGGCAATCAGCGCACAGTCTTCTCAGCTATCTGCAATCCAGTACGACTACATGATTAAAGGATACCTTGGCTGGGTGGGTTCTGTGATTCAGACTTCATCGAACATGATGGCCGCCCCATTCAAAGATGGAGCGTCATCCAGATACGAGCGCATCGATGACTTCTTGGTTGTAGGAAACTTTGTGAAGACCGTTCCACAAGCTCAGTCTCGTTACGTCACATCGTTCTACGAGAACTCTAAGGACGTAGCAACAGCATCAGCGGATGTAGGCCACTTCCTGAATGCCGGACAGTTCGACAAGGCCAATGAAATCTACATAGAGAAATCAGACAAGCTGGCGCTTGCAAAGCTGTACACCAAAGGCACGAACATGATGTCGTCTATTAGCAATCAGATCAAGATGGTTGAGGATGACAAGACTATGAGTGGTGCAGAGAAGCGCCTTGAGATCGAAAGGCTCCAGCAAGTCCGCATCCAAATCGCCAAGAGCGTAGAGGACATGCGTGTTGGTAGCAAGAAGAAGTTTGCTGATGGCGGGGCGGTAAAGTTTGACCCAGAGTCGGCAGACTATGACTACGATACTGCTGTTTCCGCTGGCCTTGGCCCTGATGGTAAAGATGAGAATGCTGGTCACTGGGGGTCTGTGACTAGGGCGAGCGCCGAAGATAGGGAAAAGTATGGGCTGCCTGATGAAAGCTATGTTGTTTTAAAAGGCAGGAAACACGAAACGTGGGACAAGGCCGAGGAAGCAGAGCGAGAGCGCGGGTCAGAGATTGTCAAGATGGGTGATCGCTACTACTCTGTTCCTAAAAAATGAAAGAGTGCAGTAAGTCTATGCTACGTAGGGTTCGTGATCCGAACTTTGCAAGACGCTACTTTGTTGGCGACGGCATAGACATTGGGGGAAAGCCTGACCCCATCACAGCGCACAGAGATATGTTCGGTGGCATGGGTAATGTAAGGGTGTGGGACTTAGAGGATGGCGATGCCCAACACATGTCCGGACTTGCGGCAGAGTCATTGGACTTTGTACACAGTAGCCACTGCCTTGAGCATCTGGTCAACCCACGTCAGGGTCTGAAGGCTTGGTTCAATCTGTTGAAGCCGGGCGGTTATCTGATTGTGACCGTGCCTGATGAGGACTTGTATGAGCAGGGCGTATTCCCAAGCACATACAACTCAGATCACAAATGGACATTTACTACGTACAAGAGATACTCTTGGTCAGACCAGTGCATCAACGTGACAGATTTAGTTATCGGACTGGGTGAGTTGTCGGAGATGATTAAGATAGAACTGATTACCGAGAACTACCAGTACGGTGCGAATAGGATAGATCAGACGCTGTTCCCCGGAACAGAATGTGCAATTGAGTTCATTGCGCGGAAGAGAACAGTTCAAGAACTTGCCGACAGAGGAAGATGGAGAAGATCGATATGACCACATACACAAAACCTACCCTGCGTGAGCGCATTAAGAAACAGGTGATGGCCGGTAGCAGCGGAGGCGACCCGGGCGAGTGGTCTGCTCGCAAGGCTCAGTTGGTGGCACAGAAGTACAAGGCTGCTGGCGGAGGATACTCTGGCGGGAAGACAGGAGAACAGAAGTCTCTGTCTAAGTGGACGAAGGAAGACTGGAAGACATCTGACGGCAAACCATCAGAAGGCAAGAAGAGATACCTTCCGTCAAAGGCGTGGGATAGCCTGTCACCCAGTGAGAAGGCTGCAACAAACAAGGCCAAGTCACAGGGCGACAAGCAGGGGAAGCAGTTCGTACCTCAGCCTAAGAAGATTGCTCAGAAGACGAAGAATTTTCGCCGCTGACAGGAACATTCCGGTGGCGGTCAATCCACTCCGTTATGTCCTCGCGGTAAGACTTCCATCTTCCGTTCTCATCAAACCGGAATGCGGGTATCTTCCCTGATACACACCATTGTCTGGCTGTCTCTGCCGTGACTCCAAGCATCTTGGCAATCTCACCAGCGCCAATGATTTCTTTCATACGTCTAACTCTCCTTGCTCGTTTTCTGTTGCGCTCTCCACAGCAATCTGTCGGCCCAGTGCTTCAACCAATTCATCTTGGCTTGCGACCTTGACGTTGATGATTGATCGGGCGACATGCCCCAATGCCTGTGATCTGTGTGATGCACGAATCAAACGAATAGTCTGGCCGTGTCCCACGATGTAGATGCGTTGTTGTTTCATTTTCGGTTTGCTTTCTTTGTTTCTCTGTATTCAAACATCCCCGCGAATGCTGGGAACATAAGGTCGAACAGTCTCGCAAGATACGGACTGTGATGGTCATTGATCTTCCACTCGCTACCATTCTCTTGAATGGCTGAGTGGTGTCTCAATACGTGGATGATTGTCCGTGCAGAGTAGTGCTTGAACCCTTTGTGCCGAACCTTCATCGCCTCCCCAACGAATGCGTCCCATACGTGGAGGTTGTTGGGGAGCCATCCTGTGAACTCATCACAGAACAACTCCTCGTTCCTTGTCATAACCTCAACAATTGGATGCATGGTCTAAAATGGGACTTCGTCGCCAAAGTCGCCTAAGTCTAGCTTGGGCGGCTCTTTCTTTTCGACCGGCTTGCGCTGACCTCCACCAATAAGCTCAATCTCTCCGACAGATCCAGACATCTTTATACCTTTAGATCCATCCGCCTTCTTGAACTCTTCAATGTGTGGGTCATTGATAACGGCGTAGACCATCTGTCCTTTGACCAAGTATTCAGCTAGTGATGTTGCTCGCTTACCCCACAAGCTGGCATCGACCCATTGCGACGGACGGTTGCCGTCTTCACCTTTGCGCCCGTGGTTGTAAGCCAAGGACAGGTTACACACAGCGTCGCCAGTTCCGGCGGTACGGACTTCTGCGTCACGACCAACACGAAATACACCTGATAAATTTGCCATTGTTAATCCTTCAATTTGTAAAGAGTTGTTGCGGTTAATTCGAGCTTTGGTGGTTGGGATTTCTTTTCTCTTGGTGGCTCTACTTGGGCTACCACCCAACACCAAAAGTCAGCCAGCCGCAGATGCAGCCAGTCCCAATACTCCTTCGATCTGTCAATCCTTGTGACAGCCATAACGTCGGGTGTCCAGACTACGAACTCGCAGTAGTCCCTTTGCGTGATTTCCATAAGCCCCTGCATTTGCGCCATGTAATAGGGCGGGACTTCTGGGTAGACAACTTGCGAATACGGGCACTTGACCTCACCCATCCCCTTATCCCCAACAAAAAAATCGGGTGAACCGCCAATCCAAGCCATCTCCGGATGCGGTACGAACCCCACCAAACTGACAGACGCAGGGTCATCAACACATTTTTTGCTGTACTCAGCAACTGCTTCAGTCTCATGCTCCTCTCCCCATTGTGATGCAGGGTTTCCTTCAAACGGTTCTTCTAATCCCATCATTCTTCGCCAGAGTTGCTGACGAGAACCCGGGCCGAGGCCAGCGGCCTGTCCGAAAGAGGATGCCGTCAGCTTCCCCTCTCTGTCTTTGAACCATTGATCTGTTCTCTGATGTGGGTTCATGCCTCGCCCTTGAACTGAAATGAATTCTTGTAATTGCTTGGCAGAAGTTTCTTTGCATCGGCCAAAAGTTTCTTTGGTATTGGCTTGCCGTCCAGATCGATGAGTTGGTCAATGATGTTGTAGGCCATAGGCAAGACAACATTCACGATTACAGCGTCCACTGTTGCGTTGGCCAGTTGTATTTTTGCAGCGTCTAGCTGCATTTTTAGTGAATCTAAAGCAGAATCTGTCATTCCAGCCCCGCTGCCAGCGCCTTGCAGAACTCCTCTGTCACAGCCCTCTCGTCGTTGGTCAACAAAGCAAAATGGGCACGCAAGGACTCTTTGCTCTTGCACTCAGACAGCCTCCGCTTCAAATCATCCACCTGTTCGGCAGTCATCTTGGCCTTGATCTCCGGCTTGGCTGCGCCAGCTTTGGCTGCTTCAGCCTTGCGATCATTGACGTACTTGTTGTCGTCGTACAGCCCGAGGTAGATGTCCGCAGAGAATC